CCGGCGATCACTGATCCCGCTGCGAGTGGGACGACAACGTTGCCACTTGCCGCGAGTGTTGCGATTCCGCCGATGACGGCTATAAGGATCACTACAATCTTGTGCGACGTTGCACTGAGATCCGCCACGTCACTGACGAGCGTGTGTAATACTACACCAATCGTAAGCCCCGCGACGAGGCAAAGAAAATTAACCGTGCTTTGATCTACTATCATTTGTTTCACCTCCTAGTCTTTTAACACCTGTTTCACTAACTCCTCGATAGCCTTTGATGTCGTCATATCCTCCCCTCGCTCCATTTGGAGTTTGCCCGCATAGCGCAAGAGTGCCGCGTGTGCTTCGTTGGTGATGCGGAGAACTTTGTGTTCACTACACCAACGGGCCTGTGCATCTCGATCCTTTTGAGTTGACAACTGACGTATCTTCACTTTCTAATCCACCTCCACGTCGATCTCGTCTCTTGTGTAAATATCAGGTCTAAATGCTCTGTTGATATCCTCGATTCTAAACACGTTAGATAACCCTTCTGCGAAATGCCCGTAGTATTCCTGATTAAACTGCCAGTCAGGTTTTAATTCCTTTTCTTCTGCGAGATACTCTTTAGAGATTCGCGGACACTGATCTGCTGAGATTGCGATTTTAAGCCAGTTGTTTTCCTTTTCCCACGCGTGCCAAAAGAATCCCCTCTTACCGTGTGGTGTAGATAACAGTACAAGTCTACCCTGTGAAACTGCGATCATAGGTCTAAGTGATTCCTCATACGCTTCGTCGAGGACTTGTGCGGCTTCGTCGATTATAACAAGTGATGGGCCACTGAAACCACGGATACTTGCGGGGTGTTGTCCTGATAACGTTATAATGCGCGAACCGTTCTGTAGTTCAAGTCTATGGACATTCTCAGTAACGGGTTGTATCGGTGTATCGTGGCGTTGATAGAACTGTGCAATCTTTCTAAAGGTTTCAGTGGCTTGTCGGTAGATATGTGAAACGACTAAGACTAACGAGTTAGGCGTATTGAGTGCGTGGTAGAGTGCGAGGACTGCTACGATGGTTGATTTGCCGGATTGTCTCGAACAATTAAGGATGATACGATTTGATTCAGAACGTAGGACTTGTGCTTGCCACGGATCGGGAGTTATGCCTAGCGCCTTAGAAAACTGCACTGGATCAATAGCAAGTGCAAGGCGTATGAGCTGTTCCTTTTCGAGTTGGTTGAAGTTCGGTAACGTTGTAGAAGTAGTTGAAGCCATCTAGTTTAGATCCGCCTCTGCCGTTTCAGCCATTTTCAATAGTCGTTCAGATAGTTTAGCCCTTGCAGTTGGGTCCAGTGATTTTACAATAGCCTCTTGGAGTTGTTGGAACTGTTCGGCGTTGATTGTCTTTACTTCGCCACTGAGTTCAAGTTTGGTTGCATCTTTCCTACCCCACTTTTTCGGGTCTTTGCGTTCGAGCATCCACGCATCTGCCTGCCATGCTCCTTCTTCCCCGGCCTTGTTTATTCTCCGTATATGTAGCTGTTCGCCTTCTGCTTCCGCCCTTTTTACCGACTCATAAAAATCATGGAATTTTCCTTTTTCTTCGACTCCACCTTTCTTTTCCCATTCTCTGAACGTGTTATACGCGATTCCAGCACCTTCAGCAGCAGTGTCGCGGTAGTTACCTTCACGTAGGGACTCTAATATCTTTTCAAGCCTTTCAGGTGTTAGTTTAGAAGGGCGACCACGTTTCATCCTACGCTCCATTTATGGTATATATATACGGATATGGTTTGCCGTCTGGTTGTGTTGCGCGTTCTACTTCGCCCTTTTGAAACAGTCTTTTCATGTAGTAGCTCGTATTAGCGAGAGAATTCTTTGAGGCGATTGATATCTCTTTATTGGTTGACGGATGCCCTAACGTTTTAAGGGCTTTATAACATTCATCTTGAGAGATATTTATTCCCCCTTCCGTTCTTTATTCCAGTGTTGTAACTCTTCATTGGTTATCCGAGCGTTTAGCGGTTGTTTCTCCTGACAGAAGGGGCAAAGGAGACTTGGTGTGTCTCCTCCGAGCGAGTGATGCAGCAGGAGCATTGGCCGTCCACAGTTCCGACACGGTATCGGAGTGGTCACGACTAGAGAACCCTACTGAATCTCCGAACAAACGCAGATCGGCAATACCGCACTTGTCGATCCCAGATAGTTCTCATCACCGGCAAACGAGGCATAGTAGTAGCGAATCCCGGGAGACGTGAACGACACTGGCACCGTCAGCGTCGAGAATGCAGTCTTATCGTTGTACCGAACGCCGTTCAGTGTGTGGTAGAATGTCACTTCTCTCGGGATTGGCGTGTTGCCGTCCTTCAATGTTACGGTGAATGTGACGGGCTTGTTAACACCTACACATCTTTTGTCTGAAGTGACACCTATCGTCGTTGGTTTCTTTGTTACCGGCGGTGGCGGCGTCGGACCTGCAAATCTTTCTTTCATTGTTCGTGTCTCCGGTGGCCATACTGCTTGCCACGCTTTATACCATGACGCGAATTCATTAAGGAGAGTATTCATGTTGTTGCCGTACCCAGACCATACGCCTATTCCTGCGCAGGTGATACCGTGTGCCTCCATGTCCTGGGCAAGTTGAATATAATCTTGTGCTGTACTATGACTAATCATCCAGCTACCAACGCAGATTCCTATCTCTTTAACTCCGTGTGCCTTGGCGTTGAGCATTGCCGAACCTACAACATTCCAGCCCCAGAAATTACTTCCCGAGTCATACGTTTCCATGTAACTCGCGCAGCCTTTATCGTGTACCGCTGCCGGATGTACTCCCGAGAATACATCGTCTTCGGGATTGAGGCCTTCGCCGCCGTAATTCAAAAAGATGATGTTATCCATACAACGGTCCATCTCGTCGGCTTTCTCACTTTCACCCCCACCCGCATGATACCCCATTGCAGCCATTCTCGTGTAATACTGCGGATCGCCACCATCACCATTAGCGCCGTCATTGCCGCAGTTACAGATCGGACTGACCTTAGCATTATTACAATCTGTAACGAACTGTTGAGGTGGTACAACACCCCCGCCGTGAATGACGAGGTGGACATCTACTATTCCTGCATTCCTGATTGCAGACAGGTCTGAATAACTATCCCCTGCAATGAAATAGACCATCGAATGTGTTATGTTAATTCCTCCTTTTAAGATTTGGTTCCGATAGGAAACATTTGATTTTAGAACTTAGACTCGATTCCTAAAGCCAGATCATACAGTGCCGCTAGTGGATAAAAGATAGTAAAGCAGCCTGCAAAGAAACACGCTAATAGGTAGTTACGAACGTAGTTCATTCTTTTCCCTCCGGTTCATCGTAAAGTAGGAAAGGCAAAAGACATAAGTGAAGATAAGGCTCACTAAGAAGGTTAAAACCCCAAAGCGGACAGGTAGAACAATCCCTTCTGCAAACCAAATCCAGCTTAGACATACAACGAGCACCGCCCCTGGTATGATCGGGTCGACGGCGCAGTGACATGCTGAGAGTCTACTAATCGAATCACGCTCCCTTAGAGTTAAGATATATAAAAGTCATGTAAGATTTAGCGTGAAGCACCTTAACTGTTTCGATGTTCCGTAACTTTGATTCCGCACTTTTCTAACCACAAATTCCACGCTTCGAGTCCTGTAATGCCGTCTCTTTTTGGTCGCCTCCACAAACCCTTGTACCTATATACCCGCAGGGTCGTATCGGCAAACTCAACGGGTGGTAAATCTTGAGGTTCTTGTGGTTGTGTGTGTGTCGTAAGCATCCAAATTGTTGGTTTTTTTGTTGTGAGATCATCAGTCACGGTCTCAAATGATTTTCTCTGCCCCCAGTTTTTACCGAATATGGATTTCGCTATATCGAACCCCCTCAATTCTTTAGAAATTTCTTCGTCGTAAAATTTCGTCTCTCCGAACCAGTAAAATTTGTCATGGATCTCTGCAAATGCATCTATATCAGTGGGTGATATTTTTCCCATACCATTTTTCCCGGGGCATTCGAGCCCTTTAAATAGCACTATTTGTCGATATGGTTGCCTGTATTTATTGAAACCTAGTTTCTTCATAAACTCCCCTGAGCAGTTCGTTATTCCAAATGTGGCGGGGATTAATGTATCTGCAAACCTTGTTACTCTACTATTCTTTATCGTTGAACCACATCTCTTCTCTTTGTTCTACCGCGGCCATTTCGTCTCCCCACGACGTCCAACCTGGGCGTTTACCGCGGGCAAATAGTTCTATCTTTCGCATGTTTGGATACATACCCTCAATGATTCGATACACGACGCTAGGCTTACGACTGTGTCCTGCTGATTTCTCCCGAATAACTGAACGGGGCAGCGACGCATCGGGGGGGGATGCCATCTTACCCTTTCGCCCAATTAATAGATATTCGTGTTGTATGCGGACGATATGCCCAAGTCCCATGCGCTCTTTGTCCCATACCATGCTTGTTCGATATGTGAATCCCCATGCATTCAAAACTGAAAGTCCTTCCTCCAATTTCGGCGACGTAGTCCATAAGAATAACATCGCATTCTCGGCCGACGGAACGTCCATTGCTTTGATATCCTCGAGTTCCATCGTTGGGTATTGATGTTCGATCTGCCGTTCCGGGGTTGTCGTCCCTACATCATACTTCCACGGTGGATCTGCATATATTACGTCATATTCACCTTCTAACGGTGAGAGGGGTTCTGGTTCTATGCGATTTAGGTCACGGACTGCTTCGCGTAGTTCTTTTACTGTCCAACCGTCTGCTTCAGCTTTATCTAATAACTCATCGGCAAGTTCGTCCGGTCGCACTCCGGCAACTTCTGTATGGTGACTCCATGATAACTTGTCCCGTCGACGGGACACTTCAAATCGTCTTGCTATCTGTTTCTCATTACGCAATGTTTGGTAATCATATCCGGTAGCTTCGATTGCTTCCTTATATTTCTCACCATACCGTGTCTCCCCATAGTTGAGCCAGTCCCCTACAAGCCACTGTATTGCACCTTCAACGCCTTTTATGCTTTTTCCGAAGTCAGTCCACTCAGCAACTGATGCCTCGCCGGTTGTAATAAGACCTGTCGGCGTTGGCGTAAAATATCCTGTTGTCGTTAAGGTTAATTCTTCTGCCATTTTTATTCCTTGATTCTAAAAGGCAAAGCGGTCGCCGGTAACTAAACCAAACCGGAGATGAAAACAGTCTGGTTTCTTCCGAGGTAGTAACTCATTGGTGAAAAAATGGGTTTTCCTTTATTTAATCGCGTCACCGGCGATTTCCGCGCCTTTCTTTTCCAGATGGCAGCGCCGCTCTCTCCACACTCGCTCTGTCCTGAGGTAGCCAGTTCTTTCGAGGGTGGCTACTCGATAATAAAACGTGGGAAATCTATCTTTGCCGGCATTTACGGCAGCACTAATCCATGGTTCTGAATACCCTATTTTAATCGCTATTTTAGAATACTGTGGCTTCCCTTTCAAGAGCCAATACTTGTAAACCGCGTTCTCGACTTCAATTTGGTCAACATCCTCTCGTTGCGAGAGTTCTGTTAATCTCATCTCTTGAGCGGTTACTCTATCGACATCATACACGCGAACCTTGAGCAACCCTTCGTTGCCTATCAGTTCACGTTCCGCCCTCCATCGCCGTTCCCCATTGATGATCTCGTAGTGGCTGTTGTCACTTGGGCGCACGACGATTTCTTCCATGAGATCGATCGATTTGATAGATTCTGCTAGTTCCTTCAATCGTTCTTGATTGAAGGTTTTTCTTGGATTGTCTTCAGATGGTTTAATCTGATCAATCCTTACTTCCTTCAGTTCGTATTTTGTTGTCATGTTTCCTGGACCTCCCATCTTCTTACTCCTTAGATTCCCATTGGAACCACTTTTCTGCATCATCCTGATACAGAATCCCCCGCTTAATCTGTCGAGGGATTTCTTTGTATGCTTCGGATTCCCAACCTCTAACTCTCATGTGCGCCGGATTTACACAGTTGCGCTTTCCACAAACCATCGTAATCTGTTTCGATGGAAGGAAACCGTACTCTATTAGATACATTAGCCGCTTAACCAAAACGAGGTGCGGTTTGTTATCCGTGACTTCACCCGGCGCTAGTCGAATAAATCGGTTGGTGTTTACCGGCTCCCGCAGAATCCAATCGTTAGGAGACGGACATCCGATCGCTCGGCTTTTTACCTTTTGGAGAATCTCTCTCCGATGTTCCGGGACTTCTGCCGCTTCCGACAGTTTTAATATTTTAGTCACACTTTAAGATATGCATAATAATACTTAAAAGTATCACAAGTTACGCTAGTTACGCTTTTATAAATCACCCCGAACGAAAAAGCGTCGGGTAGAATCATACTATAATCTAATCTTTAAAAAAAAGTAGGTGAGTCATCATGTGCTGTATGTATATAAATACCTTTTACGTATCAGCAGTTGATAGGTTAAATCAATTTTTGAGAATCAGGAATAATATATTAGCGTAACTTGCGTAAGTTGTAAACCTTTCACTATACCTAGTCGAACTTCTGCGTGGTGTTTCAGCTATGATTATGGCGAAACAGTTGATTTCTACTGAGGAAGTCCCTGAAAAGCTGTCGTGGGTGGCACGAATTAAGCTATTTCTAGGATTTAAAGGTCGTGAGTAACTTCTTTTTAATGCCTAACGCATTTACCCCTACTTTGTAGGTAGTATAACCACCTTGCGAGCATACTACTAGTCCTATAATAACTATAAATACTATTGGTGCTATTATAATCTTGTAGGAAACTACGAGGTGAAACAAAATGTCAGCAACATCTAAATGGATTGCCTTTGTAAATTTCTCAGAGGCGTTTATGTATTACGTAATAATGCCAGCAGTCGTTATCGGCCTTATGGTAGTGTTTATACCAATCGGAATAATAGCATTAATCGTTTGGTTAATACTCGTTTATCGTCGTCGGGCCGGTGGAGCTGCACGAAAGGCGCGGGATCAAGAACTGTTGAAAGGCTAAGGTTAGAAGGAGTTAAAACAGTGACTGAATATAAATCAATTAATGTCAAAGATAAAACACATGCACGGTTGCGAGAACTAGGAAGGATGAATGAGTCGTTTGACGACCTCATAAATCGTATAATCGAAGGATACATCGCGTTCTATCAGGGTGAGTAAAGAGGGTGAAAAATGATAATTGCCGAAGACATACAAGAAATGTTAGACGAGTGTGGAGCTATAGAAACTGCAGTTAAAAAACTTAAAGACAGATTACTTGAAGAATACGCCGAGATGGTGGAGGTCGCAGACGCGGCTAATCCTGAGTGGTAATAGATAGGTAATGATAAAGTAACAAAAGTAACGAAAAAGGAGGCTGAAAAATGACTTGCTATAAAAAGATGTGTGGCGTTCCTAGCTCATATAAATACAAAAAGGAGTGCGTGATGGGTGTTTCAAAAGATGAAAAGATAGCGTTTCGTGATTGTGGGTATTGTCCAGTTAAACGTTTGATTTGAATAAGAAAAGGAGGTGAAAAATGACTACTATATTAACACTAAACGGGGAAACTGAAAGACTTTGGCGCGCAATTAAAAAGAATTGGCGTATTAGTGAACCAGATAGCACTGATGATTATATCCTACTTACACTATTCGGAATGTGGATTGATGAATTTGAGCCAGGTATTGAAAAAAGAGGGTGAAAAATGACTGAAATTTATACGGTTCTCTGTGGGTGTTGTGAGTCTTCCGAAATTGAAAAGATTGAGGTGGGAACCTACAAATTCCTGTGCCGGAAGAATGGGGATGATAAAACACCTGAAGAGGTTGGCTATGAAGATAAAAACCACCGTTTTGGCTGCGATGATTTTGAGTTCAACTTGTGAGGGCTGAAAAATGATTGATGCAAAAACGGTCGACTTGATTATTTTATACCTTCTTATGATGTGCGTAGCATTCGTTTTCTTGGCGTTGGTACGGTAGTAGGCGGGGCTGAAAAGAGGGTGAAAAATGACTGATAGTAGATGCAAATGTCTTAAAAATGTACCGTGGAGAGAGAGCTGTATTTATTGCGACCCCGACTTACGACAGTTTACACTAGAGGGGTATAATGAAAGTATTGGTATAAAGAAGAAAAATGAGGTGAAAAGAAGAAATGAAAGCAACCTGTTGTGTGCAAGGACACTTAATAGATGAGATGTTGGCGTGCGATTGTGCCTCTCCGAGCGATTGTGAACATCAGCCGATTTGTGCAGCGATGAAGGCGCTCGAGGCGGCTGGTGTTAAGGAGAAAGGAATGTCCAAAAAGAAAGGAGGAACCACAAAGAAATGAGTCTCAAGGATGAATTGAATACAGAATGTTTCGCATTTGAAAAACTAGCGGATGAACTTGAATCAGTCCTGGTGGATTTGCATAATGGGATTGATCCGACGCGCACACGCATACGGTTAAAAATCGTCTGCGCTGAACTACATCTGCAAAGAGAGCGCGTTGACCGGATGGTGAAAGACGCAGAGGGCGCCGCACCCGCACCGGAACCAAAGATATCAACATTTAGCAGTGTGTTCCACGGGCCATTTCACGGGGAGGCCCAAGTCGATTTTTCAAAGCAGTTTGTTTACGATTCTGGTAAGGAGGATGATAGATAGATGATAACCGTTACTAAGAAAGGTCACGGCCTGGGGTGGAAACCTCAGATGCCGTCACATTTAGATTACAGATACGAAGATCGCGTGAAGTTGATGGCACCTGAAACGTTGGTGCCAACGGACATAACCAATTTAGTCAGCACAGTCAAGAATCAAGGACAACTAGGCGCGTGCGTAGCACACGGAACCACATCAGCCTTTGAGGCGTGTCAGATTAAGGCAGGAATCGAGGCAGTTCTAGGCTGCAGGCTACTGGTCTATCGCGATGCGAGGATTATTGGCGGCGATTATCCTGGAGATAATGGCTGTAATATCAGAGATGGTATTCACGCAACTGTTCAGGATGGCGTAGCACCTGAAACTGATTGGGCTTATGATATAAGCCAGTTCGATACCGCACCGCCAGCGAAAGCAGTCAGCGACGCAGTGAAAGCCGAGTCTACGAGCTACTACTTGCTTGACGGCGCCTCAACAACTCAGATGATTGCGAACATAGACAACTGCCTCTGCGTGACGAAGCTTCCAGTGGTTTACGGGATGCCAGTCTACCAGCAATACGAAGACGTCGGCAGCGATGGGATCATTGATATGCCAAGCGGCGCATCAATCGGCGGTCACTGCAATGCGTTGTTTGGCGTAACTGGCTTTACTGACGCCGACTACTACATCACCCTCAACTCTTGGGGGACAGGATGGGGCAAAGGATACGCCAAATTCAGTGGCGGCTTCGGTTTGATCCCGCGACCGTACATCCGGCAATACGCGAGCGACAGTTGGACTATCGCGATGGAGAGTCAGCTTGGGCCGACACCCACCCCCACACCACCTACACCGACTAAGAAAGCGACCCAGATTACCATAACCGCTGACAAGTCGTGTTACGGGGTCAATAAACCGGCGACGTTTATTGCCACATTAAAAAGTGGGACTGCTGCGCCTATTGCGGAGCCTATAAAGATTTACCACACTCTTGGAGGTGCAACGTATCAGGACAAAGCAGCGTATTCAACGCTGACGTACCAAACGTCCTTCACGTCGCCAGGGATTCGCACCTACTATGCTTCGTTTGCAGGCAATGCTAGTTACGCGGCATCAGTTAGTTCAGCGTTACCGATCTGCGTATGCAGTGAAATAACCAAGTAGTTTAAAAGGCGCGAGCGGTCGGGAGCCCGTTTGCGTTCCCTTTCTTTTTATTATGGTAGAATACTCCGCTTGTGAAAATTGCTTCGGTGTCTGTTGTGCCGGTTTCTCAACGCCCTGCGCGTTAGGAACCGATGAGGTAGCACGGATCGCAGAATACCTAGAGATTCCCCTGGATGTCTTCAAGGAACTTTATGTTGTGAATGTTGAGATGTCTGAAGCGAAGCCGTGGACCTTCAAACAAGGAAAACCTTGCAGGTTTTGGACTCAAGGAAGATGCGGAATACACGCTGTTAAGCCTGAAGGGTGCGCCCTCTGGAAACCTTACGGTAATAACGGAGAAGCATGCGGTAAGCATTTCAGAAAAGAGAGTGAAGAAGACAAGGCGTTTCCGTGGTGGGATTTGTTAAACCCAAAATGGAAACCGTGTCCTCCTCGATGACTGCTGTCTCTGTTGCACTGCGTTAACGTTTCACTTTAGCATAATAAGACTGCGCTCGCCAATCTTCACAGAGAACATCCTTGATGCTCTGATAACGCCTGCGTAGGCAGTTGCGCGGGCGAGCGTGATACACGTCGTCTATTCTTGGACTGATCTCAGCGAGATCGTCCACGATTGTAATAACCAACTGATGATTATGGTCTTTATAAGGATGATAAAGAAGATGCTCGTATTCTGACGTGAACTTGGTTTCGCTGCACTCCTGGACTTTCTTAGCTAGTTCGTGGCCGACCATCGCTTGCTTGATTCTTGCCAGTTTGATATTGATCCTGAAGCACTTGATTGCTTCTATAGGGCAAGACGAGACGGGTTTGCAGGGTTTGTAAGCCATCGGTCTGTTTAGTTTTGTCACCTAAAAAAATAAAAAAGTAGACTATTTTTTAGTCTACTACTGGCACTTCCATCGTCGTGAAGAGCGTTACGAGTCCTGCCAATACTGTTGCTATAAAGCCAACGAACGCAGCTTGCACCGTTGTTAAGACGAAATATTGACCTACTGAATTGACTGTAAACACTAAGAATGTCAGAACTACGACTATCGCTGGAAGCCAGCCCATTCCTGTAGCTGGATCAAATACGATCTGTGTCTTGGTTGCCATTTTTATCACCTCCATTTAAATAAAAAAGAAGGGCGTTACCCCTCTAAGCTGTAGGTACATCTTCAGGTTCTACCCGCGTGCGTCCTGCGGCTTGCATTGCTGCAACTGCAGCCTGGGCGAGTGCAACCTGCTTGTTGATTAACACCTCGATCGCAGCTTTAGCAGCTGCTTCCGAGACTTGTGTCGCGCCAGCGGTCTTGCAGGCTACGCGAAAGGCTTCTTCACTAACCATCTTTATCACCTCCATTTAAATCTCACATTGAAACTCCTAAGACTAGCCGCAGTCCGTATGCAAGCAAAAATGCTATTGCGGCAATCCCAAATGATAATGTGATTCGCTTCGGAAACTCTTTCCAAAAATACCTATCTTCAGGCTTCGTGATATATATTGTGAATCCGACGACGATGGTAAACGCAATAGCTAGTGTGCAGGTGAGTGCCGCTACGTAGCTCTGCAGCAATAAAAAGGGAATAATAAGGGCCATCGCGATCCCGAAATACAGGAGGCCGGTTCGTATGGATGCGCCTGCAGGACTTTTAACGTTTTTATCGAAGACTTCTTCAGTCTCTTTTTCGAGGTATTCGCTTGCCGCCATGCTCAACGATCCAGCTAGGCCTGTAATGAGTGCTGCTAAGGCTACAAGTCTAGCGTTTTGCAGGGCAATAGTCAAGCCTGCTATCGCTGCAGTAACCTCAACGAGGGAGTCATTAACACCCATCGTCATCGCGCCTAAATAGCGAGTGTCAGTCATGTTTGCACAACTCGAGTAACAGTTTCGTCTGCTTTAACAGCTCATCATCCTGCGCGGACAAGTGCTTGCCAGTCTCTTCTATGTCATGGTAGGTCTTCTGCGTGGTCTTGAACTGTTCGTCTGCCTGCATCTCTGACTTTCGGCCGAGGATGTTTTGACCGACCATGATGATCGGCAGGATGGTAAGCGAAAGGAACGAAGATGTGAGCCACATTATGATCCAATACAACGTGTTCGGGAGCCATCCAAGTATCGCACCTAAACCGATAAAACAAATTACCGTGAACAGGTAGGCCGTCCACATAGAACCTACGTGCTGCGTAAGCCAAACAGCCAATTTCGCGTTAAAGCCTATCTGCTCGCTTGTGAAACGGTCATTTGAGTTAACGGGTTTGTGCGGATGCAGTTTATGTTTATAAAGTGCCATTGGTTCCCCTATCTAACGAAATGTGCATACCCGAACAGGATAGATAATGCGACCGTGACAACGAATGAAACCACGAGTCCGATAACATATTGCTGGTTCCTTATCTTGTCCTTTCGTGTATCGTCTTTAAGTGCGTCAATCCGAACGGTGCATGCGTCTTTTACTTCGAGGATGAGTTCTCGCAGCGTTGTCATTCGGTTGCTCTGCTCAGTCATTACGTCTTTTAAAGTGGCAACGTCATCGATCAATCCGATGATCTGCTCTCCCCTTTTAGCTTGGCCAACTTCCAGTTTACCAGTGCGCTTTTCAATGCCCTCTGAACGGTCCCACCGATAACTGCCGTTCAGCTGTCGCCGGTCAGTAGGAACCGCCCGGTCGAGGTCATATAGCGCTTGATCGCAAGCGTTCTTAACCTTCTCTCGCGCAGTCTCGGCAGCTGAAATCATCTCTTCTTTAGCTACTTTGGCCGCAGCAAGCAGTTCCTCGGCTGCCGTCGTTTCACTTTTTGTTGGGGTCATCTCGTGATCTCTCTAGCTTTAAGCGTTCAGCTTCAGCTACGGCCGCCTCATGAAGCAGCTCTTTCGCTCTCTCGACTGCTTCCGCAATAAGCAGCATGGCGCGAGTAGCTGCATCATCTATTAAGTCTCGCGCCGACGCTGCAGCAGATTCAATCAAACCTTCTGCCTTTATTCGAGCTTCTTCGTGTTCTTGTTCCTGTTCTAGTTTATCTTCGGTCATTTTTTCACCGCCCTATACGCTTGTGCTTTAGATGATATCCGCGTCTATACGGCATGACCCTTTTGATCTTATATCCGCGCTTGTGGACGTAAGCTTTATGCTTAATTCCGGTTCTATATGGCGCAATTCGTTTAATATGATATCCACGGCGATGTACATAACTTTTATGGGGGTGGTGCGCCTTCGGTCGTACTCCTCGAGCACCGGGTCTAGCTGCGTGACTGCCTGCGTGAGGATGGCGAATACCCTTTTTATGAACATAAACACCGCGAGGGATTTTATAACGCCTCCTAAACCATCGTTTACGCTTGATACGAGTTGTAAAGGTTTAGCGAAAGGCCGCTAAGAGTGGCCCCGTTTAGGATAATGTCCTTTGAGCCGGTTCCTCCGGATGCGTCATACATATCGTTACCAACCGCTCGCGTGTCTTGCACTGCGTTACTTGAAATGCCGATTCCATATTTCGTGTATGGCGCGTTAGCAGTCCACCCATAGTTTCCAATTAAAGACGTAGATCTGATACCTGTACCTATCAAGTTTATACACGACGGAGAACCAGTGGCAGCCATTCCGCATTGTCCGATCTCGTTGTTACTGATCATGTTATACCATCCTACAATGGCACCTGCTGCAGTCCCGTCAACCAGTATACCGTGCAACCCGCAATACGTTACGAGGTTTCCTGAAAACTTGTTGGCTTGAGCACCACTTGTGGCTGTCGCAGCAAGGTGTATCCCGCAGTCGCCACAGTTTGAGATCTTGTTGTCAGCAACGATTCCGAGACTGCCCTGATAATAGATACCGTCGGCGTATGCGTAGGTTATTGTGCAGTCCTTGATTACTACATTGCTCGTTGCGCCACTTGTCACGTCAATGCCGTAATCCTGCGCCCCGGTGATGGTTAAGTTGAGGAGTTGCACGCTACCAGTCGTGACAAGAACGCCTTGATTGCCAAGTCCGGTAGTGACCGGCGTTGTGGTGTAGATACTTGACGTACTACCACCACCAAAGAGTGCCATGTCGCGGATCGTCGCACCCGCATAACCAGCTACTATCATCGGAGTTCCTGCTGGAGCGCGGCCCGACAAGGTGATCGTGGTTTGTGATCCGCAGCCGATGAGGTTCGCACCCATCACTGGACTGATACTGTCCGAGATGATGCAGTCGCCCTCACTGAGCATGACCGTTCCACCACATGCCGGTAGTACTGAAAAGGCTTCGTTTATGATCTCGTCTGCATCTATAAATCCTGCAGATGCGGGAATCTGAAAGTCGGCATTTTGCTTCATAGTGGAACGAGCATTAGGCATCGCCACGACTACCGAGTTGCTTTGCGTCGCCTGTACGCCGACGAAGTTTCGTAGGTCAACGATATCCGTGTCCACAATCGTCGTATGTCCGTTAACCATATTGACCTGAGCGAGGGGGAGTTGCCATCTGACGCCCTCTGTTTGAACTGGTTGCGGCGGCATTGGGTTGCCGGATCGCGGGTCAGTTGATGGATACTGTAGACCGTTAGTTCCTTGTACTACTATCGCGGTGATCCCTGCGTTTAATCCCCACTTGCATTCGAGCGCTATTAGGTCAGCGCGAATGCCGGACGCCAGGTTCGCGTTAAGCGTAAGCGTGTTCGTCGCATTATTTTGATAATAATGCCCCTGGATGGCCGCTGCACCCGTGTCGATATCCACTGTCAATGGCAGCGTGCCTGCAGTTACTTCCAACTCCCCCAGGTTATCGTTGAAGCTTACCGACATAACGCCGGTTCCTATCAAGTATCGGCTGAATTGAGCCCATTGGTTCTCGGTCAATGTGGCACCGAAAGGGTTAGTATCTCCTGGCTTTCTGAACGGATACGAAGTTTCGACCATTTGTGTTTTCTCCTGTTACGCAACTTTTCTGGCTATCGGCATCTTCTTATGATCCATTAATGCGACTGTGAGTCCTGCTGCTTGCGGAACGGGTACTGGCAATACCGGCGTGAGCGAGACGTCAGGCGGTTCGTACCCTGCTGCAGTCTGCGCGATTGTAGGCAGTGGGTTCTTTGCACCCCAATCGACTGACAGTGCATTAGACCATTTGGTAGTCCTCCAAGCCGGAGTAGTTGTGACGCTGGCGGCGCTGGCGGGGGTTGTAGTAGTAGTACTTAGGGGGGCAGTTGTTGACGTCTTTGTTGTCGTTGCCGCAATCGACTTCTGGATCGCTGCGAAGACATCGTTCTCAGCATTGCCGCCGCAACTCGTGACGTGCGAGCCGTCGCAAAGCACCGCGCAGGGATAGCACTGGCAGGCCTGGGACATATCAACAGTGTATTTGATTTGGGCGTTATTGAGCATTGATTCTAAGTTCGCGCAATGAGGACATCCTGACAAGGTTATTATCGTAGGTGTACAAGCTTGTGCCATTTTCAATTACCTCATACGAAGCAGACGCTATAACTTCTTTTCTCAGCCGTGTCGCTTCCGACCGAGAATGCGAAATCACCGTTCTTGTCCGGCCAAATCTTTCCAAGCGACCACGTTTTTTTTGCATTGCTCGTCCAAATTTCAAGCTGGCCTGTATATGGTTTACCGTGTATCCAGTTCTCGTTATTATCCACCCATCCGGCGCGACCAGTGATTTGCACTTTAAATTCAATGTGCTGTGAAACGTCACTAGCTGATGATCCCACGAATGCAATCGAAATGTGCTTGCAGGGACACTGAATGACTGCTTTCGTTGCCGCTGTTGTTGCCGCCGCTGTTGCTGTAGCCCCAGCAGTTCCACCAGTTGCCCCTGTTTTTGTTGCTCCGTAATGACTGATTAACTGTTGCGCTAGTGACACAATACTCGATGATGAAGCACTATAACCCCCCCAAAAACAAATCGTGTCGCATCCAGTCGAATCAACGACGTTTATATACGTCTGAGCGCCGACGCCTTGCATCCAGTTACCGATAAGGATTCCGAGGTGTCCCGCGCCAGCTGATCTGGACCAGCCGATTGATTGGCTCGGGTCAACGTAATTGTCGCTGTTGTCGTAAGATTCAATATAATCCCAATGCCCTTTTCCACCGCCCGTCGGGTGATCCCACGGGTCGGCGTACATATCTGCCTGACTATTTCCAACAATGCCGCCGTAATTAACATACGTGCAATAGTTCTGAACGGTGGAAACTACAGAGCCGCCGCAACCCTCACCTGCAATACAGTTCCAACCGGCGCTCGCAAGAGCTTGGAAGTATCCTGCATACGGACCACCGGCAGCGCCTGGTTGACACACCGCTGCGCTGCCATCATTGAACGCATTGAATGTGGCTGTAGGGATTCCTGCGTTGTGTATGGCACTTGCAGTACCAGCAGCCGTAGTACTACCATCCCAGTCCCAGACTAACCCGGCTTCCGCAAATCCTACTGATGCCAACCAACTGAGGTTATCTAACGAACCAAAGTGCGCGCAAAAGCGTTTTCCCATTTATAGTACCCCACCGATAATAACTGTCCACCCTCCCCACGCGCCGGTGCCGGATGCTGGATACCACATCCAACCTACTGCTCCGTCCATATCTCGCGCAAATATCCGAATGACGTCGGGTGATGCATTAGCGTCGTAGATAACGGTTGGGCCGCTAGATGCGGCTATTCCCATGCTTGCTACTGATGTCCATCCTGTGCCGTTAACGTTCTTTGTCATGCGTATTATATTATCCGTTCCAGTGTAAAAAAGCCAAAAAGTCCCGGTTCCGTTGCCGCACGCCCCTGGCGAAGTTCCCGGCAGTGCGTCAATCTGGTTCTGTTGGTTGGCTTGTGTCTCAAGAACCCCACTTGAACCATTCACCGCTGCCGTGTTATTCAATGTGGCATTGATGGCACTAAGATTTGCACTGTGGTCGATTAGGTTCTGTGCCACGGCAGTTTTATAATCCGTATCGCTTGCGTTTAACATAACTCTCCTACGCGAAATCCATCGTTCTGAGTTGCGCTTGTTGGCTCTTTGCTATCTTCATCGCTTGCGTTTCTTGTTTAGAGAGCGCCGCCGCGAGTGCGGTTCCAGCTCCGGCCCCCGTAGCCGAAGTGGGAATTGAATACTGAAATGCAGTCACGATCTCGTAGACTGGCTGATCGCCGATCATCACACAGACCTTATCGCCGAGGCCAAAGTCTCGAGGATACCTGACCTGATCTGTCTCCTGAATAGTCAATGTTAGCTGCGTGTTTACGATTGACTGTGCTAAAGCCGCATTATTAGTTTGAACCATATTCGCGGCTATCAGAGCAGCGCTATCTCCGGCTTTTGCAGTAGCAGAGCTTATCCACGTTTCCCATCGTCCGTAGTCATTGATAGATTGAATGTCGCCGCTCGGTAGCATCAGCTTATCAACGCCAGTTTCAGGGCCGCACCCCCATACCATGTTTGCGGTTGGGCCACCATAATTGTATTGATAATCACTTAGGTTGCCACTCGCAAGGCTGAATACCAGGTTGCCATCCTGTGAGAGGTCATTGCCCACGTATGTCTCAAAGACAAGATCATACCCTTGTTGAGTAGTTTTGAAGTTAACGTTTCCACTTAGGCAAACATTCTGAACCTGCGTGAGAAGGCTTTCGCCACGTGCATTAGATGTAACGACTGCGCCCTGCGAGAGAGGATGGGCAACTACTAGGTGTGGGATTGCTCGTGTGCCAAAGTGATCGGAGCACGCGCCTACGCCAGCATTGAAATAGACAAGCTCTTTTGCTACATTGTCACCTGGGCCAGTTCGTGTATCGTAACCAAGATACGCGGGATCATCGACTATGCCCCCGCTTGTCTGGTAGAGCTTGCCACCTGTAGGAATAGCAGGCGACAAGACCGCAGGATATTGCTGGTGAACGGCTAAGGTAATCGTGTTCGTGCTCAGGTCAACACCCGAGATTGTTATGGGCCCTGAACCGTATGCAGCCGCTATCGGGGGGTTGCCTGTCGTTCCTACGAGTTGGTTCCAATTAGAGATCGCGGTTCCGTTTGCCTGCACCCACGTAACGGTATTGCCACCCTCAAAGCTCTCTGCATCGTCTACCACTAATGGAATGTCATATTCTTCACCGGCGGCGTCGCCTTTCGTGATATTGCAGGATATCCCGACTGCCGAACGTAGCACTCCGAATTTCCAGTTCTGCGTCGTGACGTCGAATAGCGGCCCGGTCACTACTGGATAGCAGATTCTCGACGTGAGGTACTGGTTATCGCAACCGCCAATTATCGTCGTGGTTTCGACTCCGGCTGAAAGTGTTTGCTTGATCCCTTTTGGTGATATAGGCCCATCAATAAGCAGCACGTCGTCACGCCAGAGTTGTATCCCCGTAGTAACATCTATATCATAACTGTTGAAGTCCTGCGTTCGCATATCGAGCTGCCACGACGAAACATCGTTGAGCTTCAGCGTATGTTGCCATTGCGTGAAGCGTGTAACCTCACCGATGTCCTCAAACGTGGTTTCATCGCGCAATATTATCTTGTGCTCTGCTTCTATTAATGGGCTTCCTGGCATTTAAATTCCTGCGTAACGCTTCACTAATTGCATATTGATAATGCTACTTCCGTATTGCACGAGTCCCATTTCGACCTGAATGACGGTAGCCGTAGGCGCGAATCCCCAGAACGTATTGCCATTCGGGTCCATCTGGAAACGGAGGTTATACATGCCGCCGACATCGTTCGTTGAACCCGTTGAGGATGCTACCCATACGCTGATAATGCCGGTGCCGTGGCAGGTAGGGCAAATTTCCTGGCCGCCACAAGTCGCACACGCTGCTACGACACCAGTACCGTGACAAGTGGGACAGGTTTCTGTTTTCATATAGCCACTTCCAACGAAGTCCGCTGATGCAGTGCTGCCGACCGTATGACTTTCCTCAGTCGCATCTACAATGACCGTCTCACCTGCGACTAGCTCGTGATTCAGTTGAAATACATCTCCCGTGGTAACGTTTGTGAATGTAGGTGTCTGTCCTGGCCCTGTGATAGTCCAGACTGGATACGAGATCGCCTCGCCACCGCTCGGAATAACGACCTGAAAGCCGATTGAGCTCGTGCCAAGTCGCCACGCGGTTGCGGGACCGCATGTATCCTCGATCACGTCGCTTGCGATGGGGTCAACTCCGGTGGTATGCACACCACACCACGACTTAATCCATAATCCACTCCGATAAACGGAGATAACTGCCGGCATCATGCCCTTTTCACTATTGATAACTCCATACGACGCCGGTGGCGGGGGGCCACAATTTGCTGCGAAGTTGTAGGCGTCAGGGTACAAGATAGCTGCCTGATCCATCCCAACGTTCAGGTTGCCCAATTCGTCTACCTGTCCTACGTGATCCTGAATCTCGACAAATGTGACCTGTAGGCCGGTCGGATCGTCAGTTGGGTTCATCGCAGCCTTGATCGCTAAGAGTTGTTTCTTGGCTGTATAACACGGTGGGCAACCTCGCATCCAGAAGATAACAAGTTCGCAGTCAGGATTTAGAGCACGTGGCACGATGGCAAACGTATCTACTATCTCGGCATTATCCGTGACGGCGTAGGTGTTGGCTAATGCATTTACAAGGGTGAGTTGTGTCTGACTATCAACTGAAGCTATGACATTTGTTTCAGTGACGGTCGTGCCAGGCAGCCGGGGGGACGCTGGATTGTTGAGAAGTGTCACGGGATGCCCTGCAATGCAGCCGGTAGTGTCAGTTAACTTTACAGTATATGCCCCCTGAACCGCATCAGCAGTCAGAGCCTCATCGAGACTCGTTGTGTTAGTCAGGAAGCAGTCATTCGGGTCTATCTCTACAGCGTAAGCATCGGCTGAAACAAGGTAATCATTCGTAAGTGCATCGGCGATGGTTATTACGGTAGGACTGTCAACGCTGACAATAGAAGTAAGCTGCATGACCGATTCGTCATTAAGCAGCACATCGGCGTAGATCGTTATCCCTAATGTGGGCGCGTAAACTGCCATGTGCGTGCCGTCACCTGCATACTTTAGCCGGAATACGTGTTTTCCAGCTGGCGTGGGATCGTATGGAATTGAATACTTTCCATTAGCATCTGTCGTAGCTGTGGCTGCGCGGTCAGTCCACGTGCCTAATACACTAGCCGATTTTGCTATGGTGTAGGTATTAGTTAAGTTAGTCGTGAACGTGATGGTGTTAACCGTGTAATTAACCGTTGATACAGTCCTACTCTCAGAATGCGGAGTATTATCCGAAACAGTCACCACATCCCCCGCTACGAATGATGCGGCGCACGTTACACCTATCGTTGGTTGCCCAGATGGGTAGCTCACCGCAGTAATAGTCCCATTTGTGTAGGTATGTGAGGGGTAGTTTGTTAACGTTATCACGTCGCCTGAGATTGAAGTAATTGAGTTGGTTTCTGTATTGTTCGCATCAGATATTGTAACCGCCTGTGCATGTCCGGAGACAAATGTAGCCCCAGTTCCAGTCGCTACGGTGATATTCTTTGATGAAGTAGACGCAGTTGCGAAGGTCGTGGCTCCCGATATACTTGACTGTGGGAGTTCCTGCAGGGTGATCGTCTTCCCCACAAGTGCCGCACCGTCGGTAATTGTCGTGAGCTGGCCAGAGAACGTTACCAGTTCCACCCCATCGACGTGCGTGACTGTCAACTCAGTGGCCTTCAATGTAGGGGGCGACCACGTAGAGACGGTGGCGGGATAATATTTCTTCATCTCCGTAACGATCTGCTCGAAGCCGAGGGACTTGTAAAGAACGACCTGTTCGTTCTCTATGTCACGAGCTGTAACCGCGTTGTATTTTGGTTGGAACCAGATACAGAAGTGCGTCATTCCTGTAGCATTACCTTCGCTCCAATCGAGGATGCACGTGTAATCCGGACAATCATCCTTTACTGCATTGGCGAGTATCTGGTTAATGCCGTTTGCATCGTTC